ACCCCATTGACTCCGCATGGCGACACTGGACGATGGGTCTACGAGATTCACCGCAAGGTCAACCATAAGTTAACCACCCAAGCCAAGACGGATTCCGAAGTCATCCTACCTGACCCGGACCCGACGTATGACGACGTTCATGCAAAGTACTCGCGTATGTTGAAGTCGAAACCACGTGCGGTACCTGGGCGCGACTTTCTGTTCTCGATTGCGTACAATTACCCAGACGCGCCGGACTATGACCAAGTGAACGCACAACAAACCTTTCTTCGCGCATTACGAACATCCTATCCATTCCCCGAACTCCGAAAGGTCTATGTAGCATACCTCGACCGTCATCCGCTCATCCTCGAATCGAGAATGGGATACCTTCACTGGATGTACGGACTTCTGCGAGCTCTGTCCGCAAAAACACGGTCACCGATTCGTACCTTCAAGGGATATGCGCACCATGTGGCTTACTACAAGAGCGGGTGTTCTAAATCAACGTACCATGGAAAGACCTGTCGCCGATTGGGTGACGGGAACTTCACGAAACGACGTGACCATAAGCGTACTCGACGGATCGCTGTTGGAGGTCTACTCACGTAAACAGGGAGACGAAGCGACTCCGCTATGTATGCGAGTGTATCTGATTGGAATGGTGTTACTTACGTTGTTCGTTATACGGTCAGCACTTGTTTAGTGCTTGCGGTGGTGCTTGCCGCCGCGCCGGCGCGTCCCGCCGCGCTTTCCCATCGACTTCACCTTGCGCTTGAAGGTCTTCGAGGCTTGCGTCATCGCCTTGCGCAAGTTGTCGCCCTGCTTCATCGTTCCGCGACGAATCATCTCCGCGCGCGTCTTCATTACGTGAGCAATCCAAGAACGTCCACCTGCTTGTCCTGTTTCGTCCATTTTTGTTTAACCGCGCGAAATGAATCCAGGACGACTCTGTGGAGTCGGGCAGAGGTTCCACTGGCATCCGTATGCGTACACGTCGTCCATGATTTTGAAACGCGCAAACGCTTGGTCCGGTGCGACGATGACAATGTTCTTCGCAGCAAACCCTCGTAACTCAGCCGGGTCGCGGGGATGAGCCGCCTGTTGGTACGAGAGTCGGCGCAGATGACTATCATTCCACGACAGATTGATGAGCGGTTCGAGCTCGGTACCTCGCACTTCGCTTCCCGATACGATGACGATCCGGTTGGCTAATTCGCCAAGCGTCTTGCCATGAACGCTACCCTGCACGAGATGCTTGCGAACTGTCGTTTTGATATGGTATGCGATACGGTTCAACGTGAAGCTCGACTCGGTATGCGGGACAATCGATAGAATCAGCGGAGTGTCCGAAGGGAATGCGTCGTTCACAATATCGATACAGCACGACTCGAAGGAAACGTTCTTCACGATCGGTTGGTCCTGTTCGTCTGCATAGACGTGGAGCTCAATCAGTCGATAGCCGTTTTTCACTGCGAGAGCTACGTCATCTGTACACCCTTGTACCGTGAAGTCAACTAAGGTACCGTCCACGTGCTCATGCGTGACGGGAGCGTCCGCTGTTGCGAGAAGATATCCAGCGGCTGCAAGGGAACCGAACGCGACGAGTGTTTCCATTGCTCTTACCTTTTAGAGAATATCCACCATATGTTCCGTATCGCATTCACCTCATCGTCTCGAATGCGTTTACTCATCTGGACACCCAGCAAACATGCGTAGTGGAAGTACAGGCAATACATACCACATTCCGACTCCTTGAACTGATGATGTGTCGTATTGTACGTCAGCGCCATCGGTGGTCCACCGTGCGCATCCCACTGTTCCTTCCACCGGAACATGAGACGCTGAATCTCCTTCTCCGGTTTGCGAGCATAGGAGTCAAAGTACGTCATACGAGGATACTGTAACTCTGGACGGATGTCGAGAAACGTCGCAATCCAATGCTGTCCCGGTCCGTCGTGGACGTCGGTATTGAAGACGATACCGATACGGTGCTTTCCCTTCTTGAACAGCGGTTCCAACTTCATCGAGCACAGTGTCGACACGATACACTTGGACGATTCGGACTTCAAATCAAAGTCAATCGGTACACATCCAACGAAGTGGTAGTCCTCAACGACTCGCTCGAACTCATGCTCAACGTGATCAATGTCGTCCGAGGATAACCATTCTGAACGATTGTTATTCCACTCCGCCGGCGCCCGACGGCGTTTCATCATCGAATTCACAATGCACTCGGGCTTTCCGTTCGAACACGTGTCGCGGAACCGTTTCAAGAGTTCTCCCCACACAGCTTTTCGGTTACCTGGTTGAATGGGTGGGTGACTTGGATTCTCCTTGTTCCATACGGTTCGCAACCGTTCGACCTCGTTTTCATCGAAGAGGAACATAGCTCTTGCTTAAAACGGATACTTTCTATACTGTCACTTTGTAAAGCATGGACGCCCTCAAACAGATTCTCTCCAAGTACATTCGCGTCAACAAGAACATCTCCGAGCTGAACACCCAGGTAGCGGAACTGCGCGATTCCCGTCGTACGGTCGAGCTGGATCTTGCAGCCTTGTATGCGCATACAGAGCTGCCTGACCAGATTCACCTGCGTGAGTCCGATTTGATGTTCAACGTCAAGCGTCCATCCAAGTGGAAAAGGGGTTGGACGCTGTCAAAGAAGGATTTGGAGCTCTACCTGACAGAGATCCTGGGCGACCGTGGGAAGGAGGTGATGCGTGAGATTGTGCGTCGTCACGAACCTAAGCTCGTAGCCGACGACTTCGGCTTCGAGTTGAAGTCTACTGGGTCTTCGGGTGCATCGTCGGGGGCTGATTGAACTGGATTGCGAGTGACCTGAATGGTCACTGCGGTTGCGTCTTGTAAGCATGCGGCTACACCCAGACAGCAACAGACGCCGAGAAATAGCGAGACACCGCCCACGAGCATGGTGATGTCAGACATTACTCCTTTTTACTGGGACAGGGTCAAAGTTCGTTTTCAGTGACTCTTCGATCTCGCGCATGAGTTTTGCCATATCCTGTATGTGTCTGGACGCTTCAAGGGTACTTTCGCGTGCCATGAATCCCCGCTGAATTCGTGTCACCGCGACGGAAAGCTGTTGCTGCCTCTCGACCACCTGAAACGCCAATGTAGACAACTGTTTTCGCATCAATGCGCGGATATGTAAGGGACGTAGAAAATCTTTAAACCCCGGTAGGCGTGCCGGGTGGCGAGTCATTGTCCAGATTGATCCATTCAACTTTGTCCGTCGTTGTGGGTCGAATTGTCCCGATCTCCTTGAGCCGCGTGTAGCCGTCGGGGGCGTATTCGTATACCGTTTCGGCTATCACTCTGTAGTACTTCTTTTCTCGTTTACCCCCACGCTTCTTCGCGGTACGACGCCTGGCTCGGCGAGTGCGTCGGCGTCCGCGAGTTGAACGAGTGCGACGAGCCATTTACTAGTACGTCAGGAAACACTTCACATTCCGTCGTCCTCACGGGAAACGAAGTACTCTCGCATCTTTTCGTCTACCTTGCGGTCTGTCAGCTCCCAGACTCCATGCGCATTGGGCTGAACGATCGAACGCACGTCCCGCACTCCGTCGAGGATCCGGTGCCGGTCGACGTACTTGCGGTTCTTGGCTGAACCATGCCACAGATGGTACACAGTCCCAAGAGCGCAGGACAGTTTGGGTTGAATCATACGCGAGTACTCTTCATACGACGGGACGAGAGAGGGGTGAAGGTACCCTTTCGGAAACTTGATGTCCATCCACGCCGCTGTCGACATCGTATCTCCGCTTCCCGTGATGCCATGCTGGTAGAACCCAATCTCCCTGTACCACTTGCGCTGGAACGCCCACCCGAACCCGGGGTGGTAGTTGTGGTTGTACGTGTTCACGCGGTTCATGTAGGCGACCGATAATCGCGTCTGAATCAGCTTGGTATACGTGCTATCCAGCCACACACATGAAGAAAAGGGCTGGACAACGTGGTAGGTTCCCAGAAGACGCGAGACGTTGTCATACCATTTCGGATTCCCGAAGACGACATCTGCGTCAAGGAACATGATCTTCTTGAACCGACTCGGGACACGCTTTTCGAGCAATGCACAGAGCGTCTCCTTGTGGAAGAGAACGCTGTTTCCCTTGACATGGTATGCGTCCTTGATTTCGGGTTCCGCATCGCCGAACGTCAGTTCAAGCGTATAGTACGGTATATGTGCGTGTTTCAGTTTTTCGATTGTGTAGAAGTAGTTCATCAGCATCTTCTTCGAGTGAGCCGGGTTGAAGAAGACAAAGCACACGGCTATGTCTTTGCGCACGGGGATCTCGTAGCGACATGCTGCGACATCCACGATACAGGTTTCAAGAGGCGGGGCGGTTTCAGGGGTGCGGACTACGTTATACGCAAAGGACTGGATTTGTCCCATTATAAAGGAGCGTGTAGAACATTTGTCTGGAATTCACTCACGCGACGGCGGTGCTTCGTCCGGCTCAGCTCAGCCTGCTCCTTTAAGCGCTTCAACTGACGCTTGCGAGACAGCGCATACATACGCTTATTCTGTTTCTTGGTCTGAACCAACGACTTCAAGCCCTTCTTGATACCGAGGAACCCCCCGCGACGAGTACGTGCCATTGTATTGAGCAAACAAAAACGAATTTACCGCGAGGGAGGTGAATGAATCGTATGTACTCGCCTTACAATGCTTCTAACCGGATCTTCACCGAGGATGATATTCATCGCATTCTCCATCGCCACGGACTACCTCACTACCGCGTGGGCAATCGGAAAGCATTCCAAACTGCCATGGTTCACACCACCTACGTTCGTCGCACTGACTACACTACGCCCGATGGAGAGCCGGCTGTCCTTGCCCCCTGTCCCTCCGGCGTCATGCCCCTCCAAGATGAGAGTTACGAGTGCTTGGAGTTTGAAGGCGACGCAGTCCTCGGGGCTTGTATCGCGACCTATCTACGCAAGAAGTTCCCCGAGAAGAAGCAAGGATTCTTGACGGATGCCCGTAAGGAGCTCGTCAACAATGACCGGATTGGAGGGCTGTCGAAGAACATTGGGTTGGACCGGTTCTACGTAATCTCGCGACACAATGAGGACTCGGTGGCGATCGCGGGTCGCACCAATACCAAGAAGCTCGGAGACATCTTTGAGGCGTTCCTGGGAGCTCTGTGGACCGACTGCGGTAATCGCTTCAATGTCGTGTATCCCTTCGTCACCACCGTGATGGAGGCGTACTTGGACGTGGACGAGATCGTGAACTCCGCAACCAACTTCAAGGACCTGTTTCAGAAGTACTGTCAACGCGAGTTCAAGTGTACACCGGACTACGAGATGCGGTCCAATGACCCCAAAAAGAATGAGATTGTGGTCGCAGTGATGGTCGCTGGAAAGGTCTATGGAATCGGCGCAGGGACAACACGAAAGAAGGCAGAACAGATGGCATGTAAGCAAGCCCTCACCGCAGTCGGAGTACCCGTTTCCGCCGCCTAGTGCCTCCTCTACGCATTGTTCAATCGCGACAAGAATATATCCTCGCAAAGAATAAACATAATGGGAGGCGGTCTTCTTCAGCTTGTTGCCTATGGTGCTCAGGATGCCTACATCACCGGAAACCCCCACATCACCTTTTGGAAGGTGATGTACAAACGTCACACCAATTTTGCTATGGAGGCGATGCGCGTGAACTTCACGGGCTCGCCGACGTACGGTCAGCGTTCGGTGGTGGTCGTGAACCGGAATGCCGACCTGATGTTCCGCACGTACTTGGAGGTGACGCTGCCCGATACGCGCGCCGCTGCGACCGGTGCTTCTCAGGACGTGCTGTGGACGGCTGGCGGTCGTCGCCGTCTCGGATACCTGCTCATCCAGCAGGTGGAGATTGAGATCGGTGGACAGGTCATGGACCGTCACTATGGTGAGTGGATGTACCTATGGGAGTCGCTCACCTCGAAGTATGACCAGTCGGTTCGCCTCGACCAGATGCTCGGCACGAGCGTGCAGGGAACGTACTCCACTCCGGCTGGCTGCAATGGTCGCCCGTCGGTTCTCTACATCCCGCTCCAGTTCTGGTTCTGCCGCAATCCGGGTCTGGCTCTGCCGCTCATTGCCCTCCAATACCACGAGGTGCGCCTGAACTTCATCTTCCGCCAGGCGACGGATCTGGTCCAGAACGTGACGACGGGTGGTGGCGCCTTCACGGGTGGCGTCGTCGCGGCGGCGGCGGCTCTGCCCCGCTTCAAGGACTGCGCTGTCTACGTTGACTACATCTACCTCGACACGGACGAACGTCGCCGCTTCGCACAGCAGACGCACGAGTACCTGATTGACCAGCTCCAGTATGGTCTCCAACAGTCGGTGACGTCGCAGACTGTCCGCCTCGACCTGACGCTGAACCACCCGGTGAAGGAGCTGGTTTGGGTCTACCAGGATGCCCGCAAGCTCGACTGCTCGCAGCTGTCGGCTCTGGGCATGGCTAACACGCAGCCGTTCG